TTACCTCCAAATCAAAATGTTTGATTAAATTTCTTTGCAAATCAAAAGATATTTGCGATAGTGAGTAGTTTGGCGACATAAGTAATACATGACTATTAGGCACTAAACATACTAGTTGTCCTATTATATTTGATATATAAGTTTTACCCTGCCTTCGTGAAACTGCGGCACATACGAATCTATATTTGGGATTATTAATTGCATTGATAATTGCACACTGAGAAGTATTAGGTTCAATTCCTAATAAATCCATGTATCCTTCTATGGGAAGTTTTATAAATCGTGATTCTTTATCTAAGTCCATCAAGAACTCGGACTCGATATCTGCTCTACTTATATCTATCAATGTACTGTTTCTTGGTTAAATGGGTTATCGGGATCGTCAGCTGTGAGAATACCTTGCTCGTCAGCCATTTTGTAAAGATAGAGGAATGCCCCACAGAGTTTTGCATACTGCTGTTCCGCAGGGGTAATGTGTTTACCGCTTACTTCTTTTTCAGTAACTTTCATAAGACTTTTTGAAGTAAGGATTGATAGCTCATCGAGCCATGCTTTTCTTGTGTCTATTGTTGGTATTGTCATCTTCTTCTTTTAATTCCTCGTACAAATTTTTGTGATTTCGGTGGCATTTTCTTTGAACCACCTTTACCTGCCCAGAATACTTTATTTGCCCACCAAGCCGCTGACGACCTGCCTTTTGCAATATTTTTTCTGTGTCTGGCTTTGAAACTTCTACGAGCTTCAGGACTGTAATTATGCCCCATTCCTTGTGCACCAAATCGTATGATCTTTACCTTACCATTAACTCTAGTAGCTACTACAGCCTTTTTAGTTTTGTGGTTAGGAGTACGCTTAGGCTTATTTAGCCTAGTCAGACCTACTCTTCTTAATCTTGCTTTTTCTGCTTTTGTTAGTGCCATATTTATGTTTTTTCTTACGCGCTTCGGCTATGCCGCTCCAGATAAATAAGTCTGCGTAAGCCTTTCCTAGTTTATCGATATAACTATCGTCTTCTTGGTAATATTCTGCCTGCTCCTCTTCTTCCAAAACTTGCTCTTTTTGGATTTAAGGTTTTTCCGTATCTGGGTCCGACACCTTTAGGTGCAGCTGAATATCTGAATGCTCCCACACTGTATGGGTCTTTAGTGTTTACCAAAGCTCCTGCAGCTGAGTTCATATCTCTTGTTACTCCTCTTCTGAGTACATGTTTACGAATCTTCTGAGTGTTATGAACACCAGTAGGTCCGCTTAAAAAACCGCCTTGTCTAGCCATTCTTCTTTCTCCTTAGCGCTCTCTCGTAAACTCCGTGAGAGCTTCCTGGCATAAACCGTTTACTGGAACCTCTTCCGTGCGAGTGTATGCCTCTTAGTCCTAGCTTCCTAGCTCTGGCACGAGCTTTAGTAGCTGTTTTAAAAATATCTCTATTTTTAATATATGTTTTATGTTTTCTTTTATTTAGTGCCATTTTTCAAATAATTTGTTAACTTTGTTTTATTGTGTACGGTATCGGGCAACTTTAAAAGTTTCCTAATACGCCTATTCTCTTTGAGGGTTTTCCTTGTTCTTATTCTTAAACCTTCTAAGAGTCGTTGAATTGTATGTAGTTCTTCTATGAAAGTTTCTCTATTCATATACTCCCTTTTTGGAGACTACCTTCTTTTTCTAGTTCTCCTCTTTCTGCCTTTCTTAGCAAAAGTTGCGACATTTCTTGGCTTACCGCCCGGGTTTCCAGCTGCTCTTTTTCTTCTAACCGCTGACCTAATTTGTGCTTTAGTCATACGTCTAGCTTTGCTAGCTGGCACGCATTTTGGATAACCGCCTTTACCTTTACCTCTTGCAGACTTTCTTCCGCATGGTGCATATCCACCACCTTTTCGAGGTCTGGATATATCCACCCAGCCCTCTTTGAACCATTTAGTTAGGCCACCTTTTGGTTTAGCCATTGTTAGCTTTTTCTTCTGCTTCCATCATTTTATCTTTGATATCAACAGACCCGTCCCAGTTTTTATCTTTACCTGAGACAATGTTCCAAAGCTGTATAAATTTGTATTTTATATAGTCTATCATTTTTTCCTCTTTCTGCCAGTTCCCATGCGGTACCTACCGCCTCTAGCTTTATATGTTCTAACTAACCATCCGTTTGCATAGGCCGATGGATACACCTTAAATCTTCTTTTTGCTTCAGCCTTTACTCTTGCATAAAGTGCTGGATTAGTTGGTATTGGTCGTTTTTTAGCGACTCTTCTTTTTCTTTTTCTTGCCATGTGTTTTTCTTAATCCTGCTTTCGCAGACTTGAAGATTGATGCGACTGTTTTCTTACCCATCACTCTTGCACGTTGTTCACCAACTGTTAATATTTGTATCTTTCTTGCGTACGATTTTCGTACTCGTTTTACTTTGCGGACTGTTGCTCTAGCATCTTTTATAGTAGCAAACTTAATTCTAACTGTATCTTTTGGGTTTTCATCTGTATACAGTCTTCTGCCACTTCCTTTAGGTTTCTTTCCAGTACCTACACGAGGGTCTTTCTTTTTACGTTTTCTTCTTACGACCACTTTTATATTTTCCGCCTCTTTTTTGCCTTAAGCAGTATTGTTTCTGAGAAAATCCTTTCGGATTCTTGCAATTAATTTTTCGCTTTCTTTTTAGAGTCCACCTTTTTCGCATATCTCAGTTCCATTAACTTTGCTCGATCCTGTTGTATAATTATAGGAAAAGGAGCTTGATTACCCCCGCCTTTAGTAAATGTAGGGTGCGACCATAAATATTCACACTTCTCTTGGCTCTCGTTTCTACGTGCCACAATGTTATCAATCGCGTCTAGCGTTAGGTCTGTATCCACTACATAGACTATTGCGTCCCAAGGTTCTATGCTCCAATTCATTTCTGTTAATTTTAGCATATCCTCGTCATAAGGTATTATTTTTATTTTCCCATTGAGATAACTTTCGTAACTCCAGGGACAAACGTGTCGAATACTATGAAAGTATTGAAACCAGATTGATCTAGCCTCTACTTCTCTTCTTCTTTCCACCTTTCTTCTTCTTACCTTTCTTCTTCTTCATCTTTTTTAAGATTGCTTGTTGAAGAGCTTTCGGTAATTTTCTTTGCTTTGCTGTTAGCGCCATTTAGCATCTCCTAAGTCCAACGAGCTGGGTCGTCAGGACACTCTACCCATCTAATTTTAGTTTTGAGGGGCATAAAACACCCACATAATTTACAAGTCTTCCAGAACTTGCTAAAGTGTGGGCACTTCTTACAAATCTCGTACCTCTCTTGATATGAGAGCTTTTTTCTCATCTCAGAGCTTTTGGTAATTTTTGTCTAGTTTGCCTTTGCAGTCTTTTCTTTTTTGCCATAAGAATTTCCAATCTTTTATTCTTGATTGGCTCTTGTTCTTTTGTTTCTTCAACAATTTGATCTTTTTCTTTTTTCATTACTTCTTACTCTTTTTTAAAAATTCTTCTGCTTCATCTTTAGTTATGAACATATGCTCTGAACCGCCTAAAGTTACTAGGAAAACTTCTCCATTCTCATGTTTTCTAATTTCTCCTTCTTTAATTTTAGGGGCTTTCTTTATGTCCTTTTTACTATATTCCATTTCCATTTTGTTTCTCCTAATGAATTTGCCACATTGTGAATATTAAGGTTCCTGCTCCGACTATAAGTGCTCCCGCACAACTAATTAGTATCATTTCAATTCTCTTTATGTTTTCGTCCATGTCGTCGAACCTATTGAACGCGGTTTTCCAACGTTCAGCACATACGGCTTCATGTTTTGCTAAATCTGCGGCTACTTGTTCCACGTCCACTCTTATCTCCTTTTCTTCTCAACTTATTATTAAGTTATGGTTAAATTATACCAAAAATCATACCTGAAGTCAAGTACTATTTTTCAATGGTATAGATTTTAACTGGTTCTGACTTACCTTTTACAGTTACTTCGTCAAGATACTTGTAATCATATCCGTCAACCATACTGTGCTCGGATATGATTAAACTCGTATCATAATTCTTACAACTACTCTCTAACCTCGCAGCGAGATTAACACTATCCCCAAGAACACTATAATCAAACCTTTTACTACTACCGAAGTTTCCCACGACGCATAGTCCCGTGTTGATTCCCGCTCCTGTATTAATTTCAGCCAGGCCTTCTTCTCTGAGTCTTTCATTAAGCTCCTCCAATGATTCTCTCATTTCGAGAACCGCTTTGGTTGCATTCTCCACTTGGTTGTCATCATCAAGTGGTGCACCCCAAAATGCCATGATACAGTCACCCATATATTTATCTATGGTGCCACCATGTTTTAATATAATTTCTGTTTGGTTGTCAAGGAATCTATTAATAAGTTCTGTAAGTCCCTGTGGGTCTTTTTGATATTTTTCTGAAATTGGTGTGAATCCTCTAATATCAGAAAAAAGAAAAGTTAGTCGTTTGGTCTCCCCACCCAATCTCAGTAATGTTGGGTCTTTTTGTAATTTTTTGACCAAGGCGGGACTTACGTACGTCCCAAATTGTTGTTTGATTCGAAGTTTCTGACGATACTCGGAAAGGAAACTCAGGAATGTATGGTATGCCCAAAACAAAACCGAGAATATTACGATTCCACTAACGTCTATCAAATAAGAAGATTGGTACGCGTACCAGGCTCCATATCCAGAACCTACAACGACAAATGCCAGCGCAGGAACGGAAAGCCAGACAGACCTTGATGCAAAAGCCATAAGCAGCATAGCCAGTAAAGCAGCGGTATATTCGAGACCAATTGCCCAACTTGGTTGGCTAGGTGCAGTACCTGTGATAAGATTATGTAATATGTTTGCTTGTATTTCATGTGGGTATTTAGCCCCCGCAGGGGTCGGCACAGGGTTTGTTATACCCTCTGCAGTCGTGCCGAAAATAACAAAGGGTGCTTCGATAGGGTTATTGATAAACTCCATACCTGTTTGTTTGTAAAATTTAGTATTCCAATTTAACCAGATACGTCCATTTGCATCTGTATTCATTAGTGGGTAGTTGGGTACTCTAACCCAAGCTAAACCCTGTTCTTCTGTTTTTATTTGGTAGCTTGGATCGCCTATTGCGACTCTTAAGAGTTCCAAGGCGAAACTCGGGTAAAGTTTTGACTCTACGTTTATTACTAGGGGAATACGACGAGTAACCCCGTCTATTTCCGGTGTAGCGGTTACTACTCCTATTCCCTTTGCGTTTGACTCCAGAGTAGACTCTGTAGGTAAAATTCCTGGGTATTGATATAGCCATGGTGTTGGATCCTCTCCTAACTGGGCAGTTCCCACATGTGGGTTGATTCCAGTAACTTGTGTCGAAGCTGCTGAAGCTAGGACAGTTGGTGTGTACTGCATTCTCATTGCAAAGTAGTCATCATACTCTTTGCCACGAAGGTCGGGGTTTGGCATAAGCACCGTAAATCCGGGTATAGCGTTTGTAGTTGTTATCAAATCACCATACAAAGACCTCGGTAGCGGCCATCCCCCATAATCCTTAAGTAGGTCTTCGTCAAGGTCTACGATAAGAATGTTCTCATTTTGTACAGGTTCGGTATTCATAATAAGATAGTCATAACCAATTAGTTCGACTCTTTGCATGATACCAGGATTCCAAAGTAGGAGTCCCATAAAAATTATTATACTTAACGCTTTTTGCATACTTTTCTTGCCTCATTCCATACAGTGTAATTATTATAAACTACAGTAGTATATGCTACATTATATAGTTGCATTTGATCTTTTGTTAATACATCTAAAGGTTGTAATAATGCAACTGGGTGTAGAAAAATTGTTTTGTGTGTTACTAGTTTTACTAAGTCTGGATTCTTGCCTATAATTGGATTTGCTTCATAAACACATTGATATTTAAGACCACGATAAGTACTATACACATCTAGTGCTTGTAGTGTCCAAAAGATTGTGTATTGTGCTGGGCTTGCCATTTCTCTGAATTGAAAATCTGGCAATATATTAGTGTTTGTATTTTTAATTAACTCTGCATCTGCTTGAATCTGTTCCCAGTTCCAAGGATACTCAACCTCCAGATTGGCGGATTGTAATGGTAGAATCACTACCAGAGTTAAGAATAA